ATACTGATCTTGTAATGTCTTTTTCATTATTTTTCTGTTAAAAGTTGTTTTACCTCTTTAAGGTAACTTAATACCATTTCTATTGGTTGTGTTATATCGAATGATCCAGCGTTTCCACTATATAATTCAATTGTTTCATTTTTTGCATTAGAAATTAATGGTGTTATTTCATTCATTAATTTCTCAATTTCATCTAAACCAGCTAAACGTTTCTTTTGAAATTCATTCATTTCATTTAACATTTCATCTTCCCACAATTTTTTCTTATCGTAAGATTTTGGTTTAATATCTGGGACTGGTTTGAATCCTAATTTATAATAATAAATATTTTTAGTTCCTTTAGAATTAGTTTTTGAAGCAAAAGCAGCTGGTGTAGCGTAACCTTCACCTTGACCAGCACTAAAAGAAGCACCACCCATGCTGGTAGCACTCATTTCTTTTAGTTTTTTTCTTATAATTTCTTTAATTTTATCCATTTACAGTTTCTAACTCGTTAATTAAATCACAATACTGTAACAAATCAACTAAATCATTATCTGTCAACTTGGCATTTTTAGCAGGTGGTTGAATAATTGAAATAATCTCGTTAATTTTTATTTTGGTAGCCGGGTTATTTGTTTTTTGATTAAGTTTAGTTAATTCAGTTTTAATTTCATTAATTTTATTTGTATAAAATTCTTTTAAACGAGGTGTATTGTCTACTGAATTAATGTATTCTTTTAAGATTAATTTTTGGTTAAGGCTTAAATCGTTATATTTGTCATTAAATTTCTCCATTAATATCTTATATGCAAGAAATTTAACATCTTTGTCTGAATTTTCTATTTCATTTAATACTTCATCTTGAATAGTACTTTTTTCAATCTGAGCTGCTGTTAAATGTTCTAGAATAGTAACTTTATTTGTAATAGTTTGTTCTGGGTTGATTGGGGTTTGTGAGTTGGTTATTTCTAACAGTGTATAAAATGCAGCATACACTTTATAGTTAGGTAATTTATGGTTAAAAAATGTATTTAAATTATAATGATTTTGAATTTCATTAATTAAATTATATTTTTGTCTTTTAATTACCCCTCTATTTAAAGATTTAGATGAATCTGTTAACGTTGAAACTACAATATTAGCTTTTGTTTCAGTTAATGAAGTTTTCTTTAATAATGTTTCGTATAACTTGTATTCACGACCTAATTCCGTTTTTACGAAATATTTTTTAAGTATATCTTTTGCTGGGGAATCTTTACCTTCCAGTGTATCTGAGGTAATTTGGCGAACTAAAAGTTCAAAAAGTATACCAGTATTTTTATACTTTGAATGTTTTACTTGCATTCTAATATTTGTTTATTTATAAATATATGAAAAATTATTACTCTCGTATTTGTGATTCATCTAACAATGAATTTCCATTGATATCTGATTCAAATATAATTTGTTTTTTCTGGTTTTTTATAGCATTAAAAGTATATGCATTTTTATTTCTTGTATTTTTTGTTTCTAGTGCTAAAGGAGACCCACCTTGGTATTTAGGTTTAATTGAATCTGATTCATCTCCATCTTTTTTAGCTCCTGTGGCGCCAATTCTATCTTTTCCAAAGGCATTATCTTGGGTATTTCTATTAGTTACTTTTTCTTCAGGTCTTCCTAATACTGCTTTATCTTCATCATATCCTTCAGGTACTTCTCCACCTTCATATCTACCTCTACCATATAAAGCTGCTAAATCATGTGGTGTACCATACGATTTTCCAGTTTCAAGTGGGTCATTACCTTCATTTTCAATTTGAGTTAAACGGAATTTACGTTTAGCATCTTGAATAATCAAGTCTCTGTATTCATCGTATTGATCTTCACTTAAATGGAATATATTTTCATAGATCCAATCAGAAGGCATTAATTTGTTTTCAATCATTGAATTAGCAAGTTCAACTTTTTCTTTCATTAATGCTATTCTTTCTTGATCATATATGATTGAAGGTGTAGTTAATGATAATTCAAAGTTAGTCATGCTTTCATCACGATAACCTTGTGTGTATAAATGAACTAGTGCTATTTTAGTTAATTCAGATACTACAATACGTTGGATGCGTTCAATTGTACGAGCAAATCTAATATCTTCAGCAGCTAATGTTGCTTTACCAGTTAAATCTTTTTCATAACCCATAAATGCTTTAGGTACTTTAAGAGCAGCAAACAATTTATCTCTTAAATACTCAACGTCTTGAATACCATCCCACTGTAAACCTGATAGGTTATCTATTTTGGTTGCTTGGTCATTACCTCTTACTGGGATATAGAAATCCTCTAGTAGGTTTTGCATATTATATTTTAGATTATAGTCTCCTGTTTGTTGGTCAATGTATGGAGTACGTTTCATTTTGGAAATTGTTTTCTGCATAAAGTTTTCTACTTCAGCAGGTGCAATATTTCCAACATTAACATAAAATATACGTTTTTCAGGCGCTCTAACAATACGATGGATTAACATCGCATCTTCCATCATTGTGTATTGTTTAAACAACTTACGAGCAGGCTCTAAATATGATCTACCATAAGGTAAAAAGTTAGTATCTGTAAGTAAACGAAAATGGGACATTTCATAGTTGTCAAAATAAATTGAATTAGCTTGTCCACCAGCATTTGGTACGTTATAATAACCATAATCTGAAGGGGATGAAATTCCATCTGGGTCAAATCTAAATCTTACTGAGTTTGGGTGGTCTTTATCATATCCATCTTGTCTTTCAATGTGAAATGCATTGTAAGGTATAACGTTATAGACACCAAATTTTTCAGCAATCTCTAACTTTAAAAAGAAATCACCATATTTCAACATATTACGAATCCAAGGCCATAAATTAAATTCTATATTTAATACATCATAAAATAAATTATATAGAATTTTTTGTACATCTTCATCTGAGCTACGGATTTGGAGTACTTCACCCATATCATTACGTAAAGTACTTTCATCAGCTATAATATCTAGAGCAGAAGCAATAATTGCATCTGTATCCATTGAATCATATTCTGAATAAAGTGTAGGTCTTAATGTTTGATAGTTAAAACTACTTTGGTAACCGTAAATTGATGTATGAGAGTTAGTATAGATGCGATTAAATCTATCTACAAGTGCATTTGTTTCATATTCACCAGAGATTTGGATTTTATTAACATCAACTACTTTTAGTTGGTTTCCTCCATCATTACGGATTATTACATCAGTTGAAAATAATCTTTTTAATCTTGAGAATAATTTAGTATCTGCCATGTTTTATTGTTTATAATAACCAAGAAATATCTTCTTGACCATTTGAGTAAGGATTATCTATTTTAAATGGATTATTTGTAGTTCCATTTGAGTATTTTGAGGTGTTTGAATACCCTCCAGAATATGTTGTATTATTATTATGTATGTTGTTTAACATGCTTTTAGTCATTTCCATTCCGTTTTGTCTTAATTTAAAAGCTGTATCTCTTAAGAAACATCCAATAGCAGCAGCCATGATTAAATCATCATTGTATCCTGGTTGTGCTTCTGGTCGTCCGTTTCTCCATATAAATACTTTCATTTCTTCTAGAAGTCGGATTGATTGGATAGTAATGCCTCTATCTCTAATTGCTTCTTGGAATTTACCAATTGATATAGGTCTAGTAGCAGAAGACATTGTAAAACCAGGGGTCATTTTGGTATGATCCATATAAGGATCAAAATATGTATCAACTGTTAAAGCATTTCCTTTAGGAGAATAATATAAATTATGATATCCTCTATCCATAATAGTTTGAACCGTTGACCAAGCTATACTTGAATTTTCAGGGGCAAGTAAAGCATTATTATATTCAGTTGCAATTCCAACTAACAAATGTCCAAAATCTTTTGTACTAATTTGACCTCTGTATTCACCTACTTGTGTAAATGTTTCTATATCCCATATATGAAAAGTAGAATGGTCAGCCCCATCTCCTCTAGCAACGTCAGCTGTTATTAAATAATTACGAGAATAATCTACTGGTTCCCATATCCATAGATTTTGATCAACTCCACGTTTTTCAAGTGGTTCTCTTATGTATGTTTTTTCATAGAAATCAATTTCGTCAGCTAAAAATACAGTATCACCTGATGTGCTAAAGTCACAATCACACTCTTGTGCTGCCATTTTAGGACCTAAATCTTTATCTTGTTGGTCTCTCCAAGATTGATCTCTTTCAGGATGGACTTGCCAAGGTAATTTAATAGGTAAAAAACTATTTTCACCCATTTCAGCAGCAACCCATGTTTTATGAAACCAGTTACCAGTACCATAAGGTGTAGATAATGCAATACAACCCCCACCAGTAGCTAAGGTTTGTTGAGCTGAAGCCCATATCTCACCTATACCATTAATAAAAGCTGCTTCGTCAATTAATAGCAAAGAAACTGCTTCTGAACGACCTGCATCACTTGATGCTGAA